TTACGTATTATTCGTGCCTTCCTTATTTTTACTGTGGGACATATTTGGGACAGAAGTACCAAAAATCGAGTCAATTTGTCGAGCATGTTCAGTCAGGTGATTTGGTGCCAGATGAGCATATCTGCGAACCATTTCGATAGACTCCCAGCCACCCATTTCCTGCAATACCGAAATCGGAACGCCAGCCTGAACTAACCAGCTTGCCCACGTGTGCCTCAGGTCATGAAAACGGAAGTCTTCAATGCCTGCTCGTTTTAATGCTGACCTCCATGCAGTATTAGCGTCATAGCGCATCTTCCTCACTACAGGTGATTTAGTTCCGTCTGGCTTGGTGCTGCTTTCCTTGTAGACGAACACCCATTTGTGATGATTGCCTATTTGCTTTTTCAGCACCCGGCAAGCAGTATCATTCAGCGCCACGCCAATGGCCTGATTGGACTTACTTTGTTCCGGGTGTATCCATGCCACCTTTCGCTGCATGTCTATCTGCTGCCACTCCATATTGATAATGTTAGACCGCCTTAAGCCAGTAGAAAGCGCAAACTCTACGACTGACTTTAGCGGTTCCGGGCATTCATCAATCAACCTTTTTGCCTCGTGAGGCTCAAGCCAGCGGATACGCTTATTTTTCGGCTGAGGAACTTTGATGATCGGAGCCTTATCCAGCATCTTCCATTCGCGTTCAGCAGCCCGGAGGAGTGCCTTAATGAATGAAAGGTGAGTTGCTTTTGTGGCTACTGCTGCCGGCTTAGGCTTGAATACTGGAGGCTGCTTCCCATTCTTCCTGCAAGCTTCATCCATTAACTTCCAGTTTTCCTCATGCCGCCGATTAGTCATCTTCTGGATGGCGGAGTAAATCTTCGTCTCGGTAATATCCTTCAACTGCATCCCTGCAAAATGCTGGAGCCAGAATCCTATCCGACTCTTGTCATCATCCAGCGACTTCTTATGCGCCTTCTCCTCTAACCACCTGACACAGGCCTCCTCAAAAGTCATGTCAGGCGTCTCTCCTAATTTATTTACCCTCCATGCTTCTGCCTTCAGTTTGTCATGAAGCTCTGTGGCCTGCCTTTTGTCCTTTGTCCCAAGAGACTGCTTAAATCTTTTGCCGTTCGGCAATGTGAAACTGGCGTACCAGGTTTCACCTCTGCGGAATAGTGACATTTCAGTTCCTCTGTTATGTCATCACCCGCGCTCACCTGGACAGTATGCAGCGGAGACTGAAGTGCCGCAATGCAGGCTTGTCGTGTGGTGAGGTAAGGGGATTTCGGTTTGGTGGGGTCTTTACGTGTTGCCTGTAGTCGGCCTGTGCGAATCCAGTTGGTAGCGGTAGGTCTGGATATTTTGAGAAATGCACAGGCCTCATCGAGTGTGAGGCTGTGTGATTCCATGGTTACCTTCCTAATACTGAAGCGAGAAGAGCAATCTCTACAAGAAGCTCAATAAATCCGAAAATTGCTATACCTGCGTAAACCACGTCATCAATATCCCCGCGGCGACAAAGATAGGTGGCACCGATAACAAGAACCATCATTCACTCCATAAAACAAAACCCGCCGTAGCGAGTTCATATGAAAAAAATCCCCGCGAGTGCGAGGTTTGTTATTGCTGCGGTGGTGCTGGCAGTGGCATCCAGTGGCTTACACCGATAATTTCCATACCCTCCCAATAGTCAAAGAACCCATCATCGTCGTATGTAGCAACGAACATCCCCTGACCCAGACATTTTCCGGTAAAAATTGCGATGGGTTTAGATTCATCATTATCCGGCATTCGCTCACTACAGCTTATCCAGCCATCCGGAATTACCGGAGAGTTGCCATTCACATCGAAATTTGGTTCAGCGTCCTGAACCAGAAGAATGTAGCCATTCTTTGCTGTGTCCAGTTCTGATACCTCGGTGACAGTACCGAAATAGCGATTCCCGGCATCAGCATCACAAGTGCTGACATCAATGGACACCTCCATGCCTTCGATTAATTCTGGCAAGTTGTAAGTTTGGTTTACAGGCTCGGCTTCCAGCGCTGCCAAAGCAATCCGTGCCACTTCCATTTGTTCGCCACGAGTAAGCCCGTTTTCAAGCGGATTTTTAATGAACAATTCAATACGTTCTTTGGTAATAGAATTCATGCTATTTCACCTTAATCTCAACATTTCGCAGCTTTAGCTCTACTGGCAGGTCTGACTTTCCTGTTAATGCTAATGCGAGATTTTCTGGGGTAATGAGAGCAGTTATTGCTTTCCCCATTGCCAGACGAATAATTATTCGTATTTCGCGATCGTCACATGCTCCTGGTCGAACGATTGATATTTGTCCGTCCATATCACTCTCCTTTAATGCGAATGCCAGCGGCGCGGATAGATTTCCATTGTTCCCACATTCGGTTGAAGTCTGTGCCTGATAAGGTTGCGTTACGGTATCCAGTTTCGGTACGCAATCCTTCAAGCGTCGATTTGGAGATACAAATTGAATGCATTACCCATGATTCAAACAAATCACGCTCACGGGCTTCGCAACTTTGCTTACTCATCTCTTCGATACGTTCAGCCATCGCAGCACACTCTTCAAAGTTGCTTAATGCTTTTCGCTCCCATTCAGCGCATTGTTTTTTCAGTTCTGCAATGCGATTCTCTGCGGATTCCAGCGCCGCAACCAATTCGTCTACAGTTCCGGCAGCTTGCAGTGCGTAATCGGTAATAGCCATCTCATGATCAATTTCAGTACCGTTCTCATTCGTTGAGGTGATAGCAAAATAATCAGAGTCGATTTCGTTATCAGCTAAGTGGCGTAGCGTATCGGCAACAAGCCGGCCGTTTTCGATTAGCAGCTTCCCTACCGTAAGAGCAATATCCTCGTTCTCCTGGTCGCGGCGTTTGATGTATTGCTGGTTTCTTTCCCGTTCATCCAGTAGTGCCAGCACGGTAGCCGGATTGGCTGCGGCGATGAATTCAGCATTGGCCTGCTGTTCCATTTGGAAATCTTCATCGAAACCGCTTTCTGGATGCGCTCCTTCAATTCTGCAAATGGGAAGATATCCAACAACTTCACGATGAATTAGTGCATCACCAGCATCAAATCTCTCCTCTCCATATTCGAGCGACCACTCTCCACACGTTGCCTTCTCTGCCGCCTCACGCAGTGCCTGATAGTCAATCTTGCTCATTGGATGACTCCTTTACGAAGCTGTTCGGCGATATCTTCGAGAACGCCATCAGAGAATGAGCGATCAAAATCGCCTTCCGGCGCATTAGCCATAAACTCAGTAGAGGTAAGAATCATCCTGGCAATATCCGCGGCGTTCTTCGCAGTATCATCAATAAAACCAGCTTCCCAGGCAGCCAGCATTCTGTTCGCCACAAAGTAAGCTCCCTCCTTGCGTGCTTCAGTCTTCACTTCAGCCAGGAAAGCGTCAGTGGCTGGGGTTTTGATAGCGTCAAATTCTTCCATTGCCGCTTCAAGAGCCACCTGCTGGCACGCTACCTCTGCGCGCCCCTGAATGCCCGTGCCTTCGCCGTTTAAGTCGTTATGCATCTCATTAAGCTTGTCGCCAAATGACTTCATCCCCGCATTCTCCGCCGCCATCGCTGAAAACTTCTCGTGTGCCAACTTAACAGCCGAATCAGCCTGCTTAATTGACTCAATCGCTTTCTGGTGGTCTTCGGACAGAGCCGAAATCTTGGCCTCCGCTTCAGCAAATTTACGCACCAGATATTCAGCGTTTGTTTCGTTAACCTTTAAATCTCGTGGGATGCATTTACCTTTCAGAAATCCATCCATCTCAATTAGTGTCATTTGTTTCATTTCTTCCCACTCCGCCACATCGCATTCAGATATTTGTTTTGATTCACTGATGGAAAACTCTTTCTCGCCAGCATTTCTTCGCGTGGAATATCGTTGATGGGCTTGAAGCGGTGTCGAATAATCATTTCCGATGGAAGGATTCCTTGGTCGTAGGACAAACCTCTCATGATGAATTCCTCAGTTATTGCTGATAGCGCCGTAACGCGAACGGTAATTTTTAAGGCGCGGGTCTATTTCAATGAATTTGGTGTAAGTGGCTTTTCGGAATGGTCGGATTGCTGTTTCGTTTATTCGGTCTTTTTCCTGTTTTTCTGCGAGTTGTATATCGCGTCGGTACTTCCGTTCTGCTTTTGTTTCCGGTGGCAGAGCAAGAAACGCGTCGAGATTGTTTTTGATATTTTCCAGCACCTCCGACTTGGAGCTACCGGAGCAGTTGCGCGGGTCATCCGCACCATATAGAGGTGCAGGCATAATTTACTCCAGGGTAGGTTATCCGAATAATGTGGTACGTATAGGGTTATTTCTTTCGTAAACGTGATAGCCTGCTTTTTACCGACTCTTCACTTCGCCCGAGAATTTTTGCTACATTTCTTTGTGTATAGCCTGATGAGATAAGCGTCTGCATTCTTTTGTCTTCGTCGTCGCTCCATCTTGGCTTAACGAATGCCGTTTTTAATGACAGTTTTTTTGCTATGTAATAAAACTGATTTATGTTTAGGCCCAGATGTTCTGCTGCACGGCAAGCTACCATGCGACCGCAAACTGACTCCATCTCAGCTGGAGTTATGTTTAATCTTCTCATTAAGCCACCTGTTTAAGCTCATTTATTCTGATATTCATTACCTGAACGCATTTTGTCTGCGCATCATCGTGACCAGCCAATAATTGCCAGTCATGCTGATATCTCTCAATTAGCTTTTTCTTGTCAGTTTCTGTTGCTGCATAATCGCTGAAGTCTTTCAGGATTTGTTCGCAGTCAACCGATGGAGATTTCTGGTTGGTATTTTCTGGTGATGGTTGATTGCATGATGCTGGCATGGCCCAGTCCGGCAGCGATGGAGGGAGCCAGTAAAATCCTGTTCCATCCTTCAGTTTTGCCCTGTGCCATCCTTGTTTCTTATCTCTGGATATCTGCGCAAATCCTTCCTCAAGATTATACAGATACCGTCCTATTCCCCACTGAACTGCTGCGCGCTTCATTGCTCCTGAACGACCGCCTTTGACGGCTTCTACCTGCGTGTTTTCAGCGGCATCCCATTTAGTTACCCATTCGGAATCAATCTTGATTGATATTCCGCATTCAACGCCGCCATTGTTTGGAATATCGCGATATTCATTGCGCCATCCGGCCTTTCCGCAAACATCGTCCAGGCGTTTCATGATTGCCCTGTTCGTGACATAAGCCAGCACCATAGCCCATAACTTCCCATCGCGTGTTTTCCCGCTTTGCTGTATTCGCCATTCAATATCTTCAGCAGCGAACGGTTCATCTAACTGATCCAGATTCATGAGTAATACCCCGCAAATTCATCCCAACCAATAATCGGATTCTGCCGTTCTGCGGCTAAGTTAATTTGCTGCTCCACTTCTTCCTCAATTTCTGGAGATATGAGAGCAATAAACTCGTCATCATCAAAATCATGCAACATGACGCCTCTCCCAGTCTTCGTCCTGCCACTTATCCCAACCAAGAGCTATTCCGGCAGCCCATGTATACGCGTCAGATATTCCCTGTTTTGTATCCGGAAATACTTTCTCATATAGCTTGTTGAACTCCCTGTTTCCTTGCTGAACAAGAATTGTTCCGTTAACAGGCGTAATGGTCATGGCGTGGTACTCCTGGCTGATTAAGAATTTCACCGAGACGTTTCCATCCGGCCCGTAATTTTCTGGTAATTCTGTCGAGAAGTGATTCAGAAGGGCAGCCAGCAATGGGCCACCCGGCAAAACTATATTGCATGGCGTGCTCCTTAGTTAATTTGCATAACAAAAATGCCTCGAATGAAGCGTTGTTGGTATGCGAAAAAAGCCGCCCTGACTGAGAGCGGCAAATAACATCAAGGGATGATTTTTCGATTAACCAGAACGAGTCGTCGTCCTCGTTTGGTTACGAGCGATATTGCTCACAATGACCACTATTGAAATGGTCATTAGGTGCTTATTCGCTGACAAATTTGGTAAGACTTTCGTGTTGCGAAACTAAAATTTCATCATCAAACCCATCAAGTAATGCTTGTTAGATAAGTTTGATAATTTCTGATGCTTGCTCTTTATTTATTTCCATCACTCCTCCCCAAGAGCCTTGCTGATGACTGCGCGAGCCTTCGCGTACACAGCGTCCCACTCGCTGACGTCATATTCCATATCGACAATGTTTAACAGAGCCTCGAGCAATTCGGGAACTGCTGCTATCAGATTCATATCTTCTTTGCTAACGATTAGTGATGAGTGACCATCCTTCATGACATAAAAGTCGATGACGCCACCATCTTTACCTGTAGCTTGACTGCTTAATCGCAGAAAGCTGTTACTTGTCCACCATTTCCATGGGCCCGGCGTGTATCCCATATTCACCTCTGTGGCTTGCTACCAAAAGAAGACAGACTATATAGCCTTTAGTTTTTCCAGCTCTCTGGCAATCATTTCCGTGGTTCTGATTGCCCATTTATCGACAATCTTTCCATCTTCTCTCACCAGAGCCATTTCCTCAGGCTTTACCATACATTCAGCATCAAGCTTGCAGCCTTTGCATTTCACAAAACGACTACACCATTGATTTGTATCAATAGTCGTAGTCATATGGGTAGTCCTGGTATTGTTCCATCACATCCTGAGGATGCTCTTCGAACTCTTCAAATTCTTCTTCCATATCTCATCTCAAATAGTGGATTGCGGTAGTAAAGATTGTGCCTGTCTTTTAACCACGTCAGGCTCGGTGGTTCTCGTGTACCCCTACAGCGAGAAATCGGATAAACTCTATTCACCCCTACAGAGAGCAAAAGAGAATCGCCGATGAACAACTCATGGTGGCAGGAACTAATGCATTTTTTCCTGCAAGGAATGACACTTAAACAATTGATTCATATGCTCATCATCCTGATTTTACTGATTGTCGTTATGCCGGTAAGTGTGAAAGAATGGGGAAACCTGCATAATCCAGAAATCCTTCCTCATTACTGGATGTATTACATCCTGCTGTTCTGTGTTAGCTATGTGCTGAACGGTGTTTTTAATTCCGTTTATCACGCTGTTACTGAAAGAATTGAGGCATTAACTGCTCAGCGGCGTAAGGCCAGAGAAGAAAAAGTCGTCCGGGATTTGTTTGATTCGTTAACTCCTGGTGAAAGAGCGTATTTGGCTTTCGCCGTAGCCGCCAATAATCAGCTAAAGACGGAAAAAGGAAGCCCTGAATCAATTTCTTTGCTCGAAAAAGGACTTATCACTCGCTTGCCTTCTGTTATTGGATATCCTGATATTGACCGTTTTGTTATCCCGGAAAAGTATTTTAATGAGTGCTACATGAGATTTGCCGGGAAGTCAGACATTCTTATGAATGAACTTATTGCACAGGACGAACAGCTCAAAAAAATAACGACTTAACCGACAAATGTTTTACCTCGCTGTTATTTGTTTGCTCTTACGATGGCCAGCCGCGTAAAGTGCTACGTCTGGAAGAAGTACAGATCCTCCTTCAACTTCCTTCTGACGCGTTCCGGCAAGCGAAATGGCTTTGGTAACGCGGTCAATTCTTTTGGCTTTAACCTCATGAGAAGCATCAGGAGCATCGCAGCCAAAAATTGAATCGATGATATTGCAGATGGTGTCGCGCTCTATGGCTAGCTTTCTGCGCCGCTCATGACGGCGAGTTTTAGCATTGCCTGCAAACGTTGACTTCCCGTAGGTGATAATCGTCATGATTTAATCCTCATGTGAAATGGCTTTGGTGTTGCAGATAGCCAGGCGACTAACCCTGACCGCGTACTCATTGCCGAGCTCCTCCGCCTAAGATGTTGGCTTCTACCTGCAACCCAAACCCATCTCGTTTGGTATTTGTTCGCGCTTTGTCAGCGCATCATCGAAGTTAAAGAGCGTTGCCTTTCCGTTTGGCTACCAGCGTCCTGCTGATGGCTAAACAATAGCATTGAGTATTATTCATATCAATACGTTTTGTTATTAATTAATGGTTTTTGTTATTATGTTGTTGATAGCAAAATGAATTTATTTTTATAAATCCTCTATGCAATACTGTTCTGAACAAAAAACGAGCGAGGAATCTGTGTGAAAAACGAGGAACTGGCGCAGTTGCGCTATCAGGAAATGTGCAGGATTGTCGGTGATGTCGTGTTTGCTATGGTTGCGGAGGGTCATAAGACCAAAAGAGTGGCTATAGCTGACGTTATTCGTACGGAGATAGCGAAAGGTCTGGATAAGTGGGATGACGACCAGTTGCAGTGCATGAAACTTGCTGTGAAGCTACTGGAAGAGTAGGGAAAAGAAAACCCGGCGCTGTGGCCGGGCGTTGATCAATTCTTCTTGTTAGGTAACTCAGGTCTTTGCAGGTTTTCCAAAACCTCAATGGCTTTGGCGTTTTCTATGACTTTTTGTTGGACCTTATCAGCAAGATAATCCTTAAAACCTTTTGGGACATAGTCTTCCCTAAGCCATCTGCGAAATTCACCTAAAGCTTCTTCGGGATATATATTCGCTGGCACTTTCCCGGCTTTACTCTGCGGAAACCAGTCCGGATAGACATGAGGATGTTTCTGTATTTCCCCATATTTTTTGCTCAGATTGTTGCGCTTCCAGTGGTTTGCCCATCGAGTTCCAACGCTAATATCGGGAACAGTTTTAGGGCCCAATTCAAATCCAGCATTAATCAAAGGCACAGTGATATCCACCATCTCTCGGAATACACTGAAGAACCCGGCTGGGATTTTATCATTAAGGATAATGCGCTCTTGGAAGCACTTCCAGGCGCCGCTTACTGGATTTCTTGGATCAATACCAACACTTCTAAAAATAAACTCACGAAGTGTTTGCCTTGCTAAAAGACGATAGTTTCTAAGAGCTGTGGCGTTGTTTGCTTGGCTTGCATCAAACGCATAATACTCAAGAATTGCCATGCAAACATAATCAGGGTATGGATAATGGTCCCGCTTAGTTTCTGAAGATGGTATGTAAAGTGAGTCAACATCTATACCCTGATCAAGGAGAACAGTGTCGATTTTTTTTCCACGAGGTTTAAGGCGTTCGCTAGCCCAATCAGAAGAAATATCCTGAATTACACTATGATGCACGCCACACATTTCAGCCAGTCCTCGGCCGGTAAGATATGGCGTTCCATCGTTAAGAACTCCCATTGCCACGCCTTCAACTTCAACCTCTTTTACAGGAAATAACTGGAGGTTTCCTTGGCGGGGTGATATGGACCTTATCTGATTAACCATTTGATTTTCCTTGTTAAAGTGTGGCGGGCAAGCGCTAACGATTTCGTCTTTCTACATCACCCGAATATCTCATCAGGCCATTGGCTGGCTAACCGTGCTTCCTATATGTCTGCGGCATGCTTCCAATCACCTTTCCAAAGACAAAAACCCTATTCATTTCATCTCTTTCAATTGGGTCCCAAGCTGAATAACTCTTATTATCAGATATGACCAATAGTTTATCTTTCATCTTCTGGAGCCGCTTAACATGTGCAGTATCGTCATAGAGGAAGGCGTATATCCCATCTCCATCGAAGTTTTTGATGCTTACGTCTACAAACAACAAATCTCCTGGTTCAATAGTTCCTGACATGCTATCCCCGCGCACATTTATGATGCGGATATTTTCAGCCTTTCTACCATCGAACATGTGTCTGGCATCATCCTGCGAATACTCAACCGAGCGGAGTATTTCCACGAATTCTCGATTGATAACGCCAGGACCCGCGCTAACTTCAAGATCTAGGATATCGATTTTAAATGTGTTCGAAGATGGAGATGCGTTTATCGGAGTAGTTCCATCTTTTTTCATAGGACCAATCCCGGTAGACAACCATTCCGAATTAACACCTAACGCGTTTGCTATTTCAACAATCTTTGTTGACCCACGAGCGTTTCCACTTGTCAAACGCCAGATCGTTGGCTGAGCAACGCCTGACGCTTTAGCGAGAGCACCTTGAGACATACCAGCCAGTTCCATTGCCTTGTTGAGACGGTCAGAGAGAGTTTCTTTTTTCATAATATTCAATTTATACGCTTGAGTATTAATGGTCAAAACACGTTTTGCTATTGCTTTGGTTAATACTAATTGCTATTATTTGTTGTGTGTTATACGAAAGGGAATAAGCAATGACTAACAAAGCAATACAAAAAGCTGTTGCCATTGCAGGAAGCCAGCAAAAACTCGCCTCTTTGTGTGGAGTTAAGCAGCCAACTGTATGGCGTTGGTTACATGGTGGCGGCATTGACGCTAAGTATGTGGCAGCAATCGTAAAAGCTACAGGAGGAAGAATTAAAGCCAGAGAACTTCGTCCTGATTTAGCCGACTTACTGGCAGCAAGTTAAGTATCAACGCTCTTTACCAATCTGAACCGCCGACAACGCGGTAAATCTATTAAACGGATTTGCGTGTATTTGCGAATCCAACTCTATCTAATTTCTAAGGAATATTTTGAATGAACGTAGTTGCAACTAAAAGCAAGAAGGCGGCTCGCATTGAGTCCACTTTACTCAACAAGTTAGCCATGATGGGCCAGAAGACATTCGCTAAAGCTATGGGTGTTCCTGAATACCAGGTAAGCCGATGGAAGAACGGTTTCTTCTCTCAGGTCAGCATGATGCTTGCGGTTCTGGAGTATGGAATCGAAGACGAGGAAATGGCAGAGCTCACCAGGCGACTTGCTACCTACCTGACAAAAGAAAAAGCCCCGAAGAACGGCGAATTCTTCGAGGCCTGATGTAGAAAGACTGGATCAATCAACAGGGGTAATTATGCCAAAACAACTCAGTCCTGACCAGGACAAATTACACAAAAACATACTACGTGATCGCTTCCTGTCCAGCTTCAAACAGCCTGGTCGATTTCGGGCTGAGTTGGAGAAAGTGAAGCTAATACTGAAGAGGAAAGGTCATGAGTAATCTTGCAACAGTTACACCGATAAAACCTCATCTGGAGGTTGTGGAGCATCGCGTGGCAGAACTCGACGATGGCTACACCCGGACTGCAAATACACTGCTGGAAGCTGTCATGCTTTCTGGGCTTACTCAACATCAGCTACTGATTGTTATGGCTGTGTGGCGCAAGACATACGGTTATAACAAAAAAATAGATTGGATCGGAAATGAACAGTTCGCTGAACTCACTGGCATGGCGCCAACCAAATGTTCTACCGCCAAAAACGAGCTTATCAGAATGGGGGTTCTCACTCAGGTGGGGCGTCAGGTTGGTATGAATAAAAATATTTCCGAGTGGAAGACGAAGGTTAACGGATTCGGTAAAACATTTACCAGATCGGTAAAACTAACCTTCACCAAATCGGTAAAAACCAATTTACCGAATCAGTCAAACACAAAAGACAATATACAAAAGACAATAAATACAAATACCCCCTTACCCCCTAACGGGGGCGGCAATGGGCAGGTTAAACCTGAACGTCGCAAGGCAGAACGAATCGACTATGAATCCTTCCTGAACGCCTACAACACCGAAGTTGGTGACAGACTTCCACATGCTGTTTCGGTCAACGAGAAACGGAAACGCCGCCTGAAGAAAATCATCCCGCAACTGAAAACGCCAAACGTGGACGGTTTCAGGGCGTATGTCAGGGCGTTTGTGCATCAGGCCAAGCCGTTTTACTTCGGAGACAACGACACAGGCTGGACGGCTGATTTTGATTACCTGCTGAGGGAAGATTCGTTAACGGGAGTTCGGGAAGGGAAGTTTGCAGACAGGGGGATTGCATGAGACAGGATATCGAAGCGAGCGTTATCGGTGGCTTGCTGATTGGTGGATTAACACCAACCGCGAGTGACGTTCTGGCAACGCTGGAGCCTGAAGCATTCTCAATTCCGCTTTACCGGAAAGCTTTTGAAGTTATTCGAAAGCAGGCCAGAAACAGGAACCTGATTGATGGACTGATGGTGGCCGAGGAGTGCGGGGATGAATACGCAACGGCGGTGATGATGACTGCGCGGTCATGTCCCAGCGCTGCAAACCTGAAAGGTTATGCCGGAATGGTTGTAGACAGTTATCAACGGCGTCAGGTTTTACAGTTACTGGATGAGATGCGAGAGCCAATCAGTAACGGCACGCTGGATGCTTCAGGTAGAGCGATGGACGATCTAGTTAAGCGCCTTTCAGCCATCAGGAAGCCACGTGACGAGGTTAAACCTGTGCGACTGGGGGAAATTATCAGTGATTACACTGACACGCTTGACAGGCGTCTGAGGAACGGAGAAGAGTCTGATACCCTGAAGACCGGAATCGAAGAGCTTGATGCTATCACCGGAGGGATGAACGCAGAAGACCTTGTGATTATTGCTGCTCGTCCTGGTATGGGTAAAACCGAACTGGCGCTGAAGATAGCCGAAGGCGTGGCAAGCCGCGTCATTCCTGGTTCTGGCGTCCGGCGCGGTGTGTTGATTTTCTCGATGGAAATGAGCGCCATTCAGGTTGTTGAGAGAGGGATTGCCGGCGCAGGAATGATGTCGGTCAGTGTGCTGCGTAACCCGTCACGTATGGACGATGAAGGATGGGCGAGAGTTGCAAGCGGGATGAAGTTGCTGGCAGATCTGGATGTGTGGGTAGTTGACGCATCGCGTTTGTCTGTCGAAGAAATCAGGTCCATTTCCGAACGCCACAAGCAGGAGCATCCTAATCTGTCACTGATTATGGCTGACTATCTCGGGCTAATTGAGAAACCAAAAGCGGAACGTAATGACCTCGCCATAGCACATATCTCCGGTAGCCTGAAAGCGATGGCGAAAGACCTGAAAACTCCAGTTATCTCCCTAAGCCAGCTCTCCCGCGATGTTGAGAAGCGTCCAAACAAGCGCCCGACAAACGCAGATTTGCGGGATTCAGGAAGCATTGAACAGGATGCAGACTCAATCATCATGCTCTATCGGGAAGCGGTATATGACGAGAACAGTAGCGCCGCGCCATTTGCTGAAATCATCGTGACGAAAAACCGTTTTGGCTCGCTTGGTACGGTTTACCAGCGGTTCTGCAACGGACACTTTGTTGCATGTGACCAGGACGAAGCCAGACAGATTTGCACGGCATCAAATGCACCTGCTGGACGCAGAAAGCGATATGCACAAGGGGCTGACGTATGACTATTTACATCACTGAGTTGGTAACAGGCCTGCTGGTAATCTCAGGCTTTTTTATTTGGGGGAGAGGGAAGTGTGGCTGACTGGCAAATTCCAATCATCATTCTTGCCGGAGCTTTGCTGGTTGCTGGCTTTATCCTGCTGAAGAAGCATAAAGACCGTGATCAAAAAGTCGAAGTTCTCTATGGGTATCCAGCGAACAGCACAACATGGCTGACCATTTACCACTACCGAAAATCAGGCCGCTGGGTATTCGAATGGGATGATCTGTTCGCTGAAAAGCGACCAAAGTCATGGGGAGACATCAGCGAATGCATGATGTTTGAAGAAAGAAAATCCGGCGCAACCCGAGAAGAGTTTAACGAAGCGTGGGCGCGATTAAGTGAGAGAGGGTATTTGTGAGCAAGTACGAAAAATTAGATCAAAACATTCTTTCAATGCTGAGTGAAAGACCAACACCTGTTTTTGATATCTGGCTTAAATGGCGGAGCAATGGAATGTATATCGAAACCATCGATCGCCGTATGCAATACCTGAGAAAGAAAGGGCTTGTTGCAAATGTGCGTGGGAAGGGTTGGGTGAAAATTAACCTGTCATAACGGGGATTGATATGGACGAATCAAGAAAACAGTTTTTGGAGTGGTTTGGTGAAGAGTTCGAGTCTATTAACAACAGCGAAGAACTTCACGTTCAGGCCATCAAGATGATTGCCTGGCAGTCATGGGTTAAGTCTCGCGCAGCTATCGAGATAAAACTCGATGACAAAGTGATGGCTGAGGATGATTTCGACAAAGGACACAACTGCGCTATCGATTATTGCGCTGACTCCATCCGCGCCGCTGGAATCAAAGTGAAGGAGTGAGTATGAGCGCATACGAAGAAATCATGTTAGCCCTGCGATTCTTTTTCGGTGTGGAAGAAGATGAAAACGTAAATGAGATTATCGGACAAGACCATGACCCGATAGGGACTATTGCAGCTGCACTTGACGATTACAGGAGCGTGGGAGATGAAGCAAACATACCTGCTTCGCAACGAAGCAATCAGAAATAACGCCATAGACGCCATTCTCTCACTACCCATCGACGACAAGTCACCCCACGAAGTCCACGTTAAAGAACCCAAGCGAACCAAGGCACAGAACGACCGTATGTGGCCGATGCTTCAGGACGTCTCCCGTCAGGTGCTTTTGCATGGTCAACGACTGTCTCCGGAAGACTGGAAAGACATCTTCACCGCGCTGTGGCTCAAGACTAAAAAGCTGGAGCAAAGAAGCGTACCAGGTATTGATGGCGGTGTTGTTCTTCTTGGGGTACGTACCAGCAAGATGAGGAAGGCGAGCATGACAGAGCTTATCGAAATTATGTTCTGGTTCGGCTCAGAACGTAACGTGCGATGGAGTGATGATTCCCGGCGAGAGTACGAGTGGTCAAAACGAACAGGGAGAGTTGCATGAAACACTGCTACCGCTGCGGAGAAAGCAAAGACGATTATCGATTCCGGCCAAATCAACCTTATTGGCACCAATGGTGTATCAGATGTGAGCGGTCGCCAGTAGGTAATTTCCCGCTGCCAGAGACGAAGGAGGACGTATGGCACGACAGCGACGAAGTATCACCGACATAATCTGCGAAAACTGCAAATACCTACCAACGAAACGCTCCAGAAATAAACCCAAGCCAATCCCAAAAGAATCTGACGTAAAAACATTCAATTACACGGCTCACCTGTGGGATATCCGGTGGCTTAGAGAACGCGCGAGGAAAACAAGGTGATTGACCCGAATCGAAGTTACGAACAAGAAAGCGTCGAGCGAGCTTTAACGTGCGCTAACTGCGGTCAGAAGCTGCATATGCTGGAAGTTCATGTGTGTGAAGCGTGCTGCGCAGAACTGATGAGCGATCCGAATAGCTCAATGCACGAGGAAGAAGACGATGGCTAAACCAGCGCGAAGACGATGTAAAAACGATGAATGCCGGGAATGGTTTCACCCTGCATTCGCTAATCAGTGGTGGTGCTCTCCTGAGTGTGGAACCAAGATAGCACTCGAACGACGAAGTAAAGAACGCGAAAAAGCGGAAAAAGCAGCAGAGAAGAAACGACGACGAGAGGAGCAGAAACAGAAAGATAAACTTAAGATTCGAAAACTCGCCTTAAAGCCCCGCAGTTACTGGATTAAACAAGCCCAACAAGCCGTAAACGCCTTCATCAGAGAAAGAGACCGCGACTTACCATGTATCTCGTGCGGAACGTTCACGTCTGCTCAGTGGGATGCCGGACATTACCGGACAACTGCTGCGGCACCTCAACTCCGATTTGATGAACGCAATATTCACAAGCAATGCGTGGTGTGCAACCAGCATAAAAGCGGAAATCTCGTTCCGTATCGCGTCGAGCTTATTAACCGTGTCGGTCAGGCCGCGGTAGACGAAATCGAATCAAACCATAACCGCCATCGCTGGACTATCGAAGAATGCAAAGCGATTAAGGCGGAGTATCAGCAGAAACTTAAAGACCTGCGTGACAGCAGAAGAGAGGCAGCATGAGCAAAATCAAATACCCAATGACCACTGCGGCAATTTTCAATGATGTTGTCTATCCGCTGCATTTCGACAATGCCGGCAAGGTTAGGCAAGAAATGGAAGGCGCTGTTAACTGGTTCTGCAGGTGGTGCAACGAAGAGAAAGACGCTGTGAAAGTGAGATTGTTGGTCAGTTGCTGGGGTCAATATCTGATTTATGAGCAGGTTATCCGGGAGGCAGCATGACGCCATCTATCAAAACCATCCCAGAGTTGCTCATTGAGACATATGGAAACCAGACAGAAGTAGCACGGCGCTTATCGTGCCACCGCAACACAGTCAGGCGTTATCTGTACGACAAAGAAGCCAGGTATCACGCCATCGTTAACGGCGTTTTAATGATTCATCAGGGCGGGAGAGGTATTTATGACCGTAACCAGCATTAACCAGGCGAAACAGCAGCGTGAACGTGACGAAGCTGAATTGCGCAGCGTCAGAGAGATGACGGAGCAACACCAGAAGGCAATGAATTATCTGCATGATCGAGAGCGCGAACTGGTGAACCGGCTTGGATTGAACAAGCCGTCGGGAGGCAATGCTGCATGAGTATACGAGAATTGAACCTCACTAAAGAGCAGCATGACTGGCTTAATGGGTGGCTTGAGCTATGGGGAGCATGGGTTTATTCAGGAAGACTCGAAAAACGCATGAGCAGCGTTATAGCGCAGTTCATGGAGAGCGTAGAGCCGGGGAGAGTTATGACAAGACCAATGTGCAATGATGATGATGGAATGTTGATTTCTCAGGTCGTCGATTCCGTCATGTACATTGACAAGAAAGCCTTTGGCATCCTCCTCAGCTACTACGCTCATGGTTCATCCAAGCGAGCAATTGCATCCTACTATCACGCGACTGCAAAGCCACGCAAGATGTGTGGACGTGGTGGCGAGGGATGGAGAAAACCTTCACTGGCAACCTGTAGAAATGAAATTGACGACATCCTGAAAGCGTCATTATTTGTTTTATACCAGCCAATGCAAAAAGCTTTCAAAATGCGTAAACGTGTTGAGAAAGTTAAGCATGTTGCTGTTAAAAGCCTTGACATGCAATTATCCATTTAGCCATAATTAGAAGGTAAGCTGCCGTTAGTGACTCTTAAGTTGCAACGGTGGCTTTTTTTATTTGGGTCAGTCGTATAAAGGTCATTACGGAAGGCTGTTAACCTTCTTATCGTGGTTCGAGTCCACGCTGTCCCGCCAAACATGCTGGTTTAGCTCCAATGGTAGAGCAGTCGCCTTGTAAGCGAATGGGTAGCGGTTCAAGTCCGTTAACCAGCACCATAACTGAGCCGTAGCCACTGGCTATCCTGAACTAATCAGTGATAGTTATGCTGCGGCCTTCTACACATGACCTTCGCGAAAGCGGGTGGCAAGAGGTTGCGATAACAACCTCCTGCCGTTTTGCCCGTGCATATCGGTCACGAACAAATCTGATTACTAAACACAGTATCCTGGATTTGTTCTATCAGTAATCGACCTTATTCCTAATTCAATAGAGCAAATCCCCTCAATAAAGGGGGTAGAGCATGTACCGTATGGACAAAATCAGAGAATGGTTCAGTTACAGCTTCGGAGGACTGACTGCGATGGGTGGCATTCTCTCCCTGAATGACTGGGCTGTAATCATTGGTATTCTTTGTACTGTCGGCACATTTGGCATCAACTGGTACTACAAACGCAAAGAGCGTGAGGACAGATTGAATGGCAATGTCACCGGCACTACGAAATAGCGTAATAGCGGCGATAAGTGGCGGGGCTATTGCTATAGCATCTGTGTTGATCACAGGTCCGAGTGGTAACGATGGTCTGGAAGGTGTCAGATACAAACCATATAAGGACGTAGTAGGTGTATTAACTGTGTGTTATGGCCACACTGGAAAAGACATTATACCCGGTAAAACGTATACCGAGGCAGAATGCAAAGCCCTCCTGAATAAAGACCTCGCTACTGTCGCCAGACAAATTAACCCGTACATCAAAGTCGATATACCGGAAACAACGCGAGGCGCCCTTTACTCGTTCGTCTACAACGTGGGCGCAGGTAATTTCAGAACATCGACGCTTCTTCGCAAAATAAATCAGGGTGATATCAAAGGCGCATGTGATCAGCTACGTCGCTGGACATACGCTGGCGGTAAGCAATGGAAAGGGCTGATGACTCGCCGTGAGATTGAGCGTGAAGTCTGTTTGTGGGGGAAGCAATGAGCATGATTTGCTTTTTCATGGCAGCGTTGCTCGCATTTAATGGCAACGATGCGTGGCCGTGGTTTCTGGCCGTTGGGGTGTTGATGTCATGAGTCGGTTAACCGCAATCATCTGCGCTGTGGTTATTTGCCTGCTGGTTTCAATGGGGTGGGCTGTTAATCATTACCGTGATAACGCCATGACTTACAAAGATCAGCTCGACAAAGCCGCATCCATTATCGCTGACATGCAGAAGCGTCAACGTGATGTAGCAGAACTCGACGCCAGATACACAAAGGAGCTTGCTGATGCTAACGCGACTATCGAAAGTCTCCGCGCTGATGTTTCTGCTGGTCGTAAGCGCCTGCAAGTCTCCGCCACCTGTCCAAAGTCAACGTCCGGAGCCAGCGGCATGGGCAATGGAGAAAGCCCAAGACTTACAGCAGATGCTGAACTCAATTATTACCGTCTCCGAAGTGGAATCGACAGGATAACCGCGCAGGTTAACTACCTGCAGGAGTACATCAGGAGTCAGTGCTTAAAATAATTTTAATTTCACTGAAATTTAACAAGTGACTTTCAGGAAAATGCCTCGCAGATGCGGGGCGTTTTTGTATAGGTGTTTCACCGCGCACCGCAGCGCACAACAACCACCGAACCTGACCCTTTGGAATGGGCCTTTGAGGATACCAGTTAGTGCTGGCGAGCCTCGGTGGGCTGGTTTCCTGTGCGGCAAAGGTTCATTTCAAAGAAGAACGCAACGCCATGAATGAATTAATTGCGAATCATGACTTCGACTTTCGCCAGTTAGTTACCGCAGCAGAAGGTCAACCGGTAACTGACACCTTCCAGATTGCTAAGGCATTTGGTAAGCGTCACGCGGACGTATTGAGGGCGCTGAAAAATTGTCATTGCTCTGAAGATTTCCGGAGAGCGCATTTTTGCGTTTCCGAAAAAATCAATAACTTAGGGATTTTCGATAAGAAGCAGATTTACTACCGCATGGACTTTAGCGGATTCGTTATGCTGGTCATGGGATTTAATGGCGCAAAAGCCGACGCCGTTAAAGAGGCCTATATAAATGCCTTTAACTGGATGTCAGCAGAACTCCGTAAGTACAGCGAAAGTTATGAAGCAGAACGCAACGCCATAATGCTGGAGTATATGAAAGAGAAGGATGTCGCCAGCATGTCTGGCCGCCTGCTCAATCGCTGGGGAAAAATTAAGAAGCCTCAGCTACTGGCGAGAATTGAACGCCTTGAACAGCACGGGCAAACCGTAATCCCGGGGCTCACTAATTAACGGCAGTACAGCGACATAACCCAAGCCAGTAAGTAGGGAAATAACACTGGCAGCCACTGAAAGATGAACCTCCTGCCTTATGGCAAAAAAGATTCTTTGTGGTGGCGGACTGATGGAAAGACATCGGTTATTGCAGGGGCCATTCAATGAGTGGCCTCGATAATGGCTTATACCATCGACTGGATATTATTCGTTTTATCCCGTCTATGTGGGGGGGGGATAAAAAAGCCGCTTACTTAGCGGCTTGACGTTTGAAGAATGATTATTGTTGCGTGCCCAGTAGGGCTGCAACCTTCTCATTCAGTTTGGCTATGTAACCATCTGAAACTTTATTATCAATCTCGCCGCTATCCGCCTGAGCAATGCTGTTGAGATACATATCACCTAGCTTAGCATCCTTACCCATTAAGCCATTTAAAGAGGTTGATAAAACCGCAATAGCAACACGAGATGCGTGTGCATCCAATTGCATCTTCTCGATAATATCTTCAAGGTGGGCAATTTTTTGCTCTATATCTGACATGTCCACTCCTTTGCATAAAGTTTCTTGTGGTTGAAAAGTGGCACTCACCGACAAGCAAGAAATGTTCTGTCATGAGTACCTCATCGATTTAAACGCCACGCAAGCGGCGATTTGGGCGGAGATATCTAAGATTGCTATCACACTGCCCAAGAAAAAATGTCAAAACCTTACGTCCAGCCAAGGATTATTGTTCTGTAAACTTAAAGCAATGATCTGGTTGGTATAAATGTGACACATGTCATGAATCGACTAGTTGAGATAGTCCAGATGGGCGTGCTCGGCATCATCACTACAACCGGAGCCAACAATGGCAGAGATTATTCCCATGACTGAAGAACAGAAATTCCAGTTAGAGATTTACAAGCTGGTCATGAACCAGAACGCAGCCGCAGAGGAAGCATTTCAATTCATTGGCACTGACGAGCTGAAGCTTGAGCTATTCAAAATTCACTTCCAGTCAGGCGGAGCAAATTCGGATATCACGACCCGCACTATCGAAGCGGTGCGTAAATCGAGGGAAGCGTTAGACCTGTTCACTGCCGGAGCATGATGTGGTCCGCGTAATCAATTTGGGTAAGGAGAAGAAATTCCCAATTACTCAAGAGCTATACGAGCGGCTGGAAAGCGTCATTCATGATTACGATGGTGAAATCAGTTTATGTGAGGCGATTGGCACACTCGAATTGCTGAAGCAGTCATTGATTGAAGGCGCGAAAGAGTCCTCAACCTGAAATAACAATTAAGTGAGATTAATATGGCAGCACCAAAGGGCAACCGATTCTGGGAGGCCCGCAGTAGCCATGGGCGTAACCCGAAATTCGAGTCGCCAGAGGAGCTGTGGGCTGCTTGTTGTGAATACTTCGAATGGGTGGAAGCTAACCCACTATGGGAGATGAAGGCGTTCTCATATCAAGGAGAAGTTACACAAGAGCCTATCGCCAAGATGAGGGCGATGACCATCACTGGGCTAACGCTATTCCTCGATGTGACGCTTGAGACATGGCGACAATACAGGGTGAGAGAAGACTTATCTGAGGTCGTTACGCGAGCAGAGCAAATCATCTACGACCAAAAATTCTCCGGCGCAGCCGCTGATCTTCTCAACGCTAACATCATCGCCCGCGATTTGGGCCTCAAAGAGCAGTCGCAAGTTGAAGACGTGACACCCGATAAGGGAGATCGCGATAAGCGCCGCTCTCGTATCAAGGAGCTATTCAACCGTGGAACTGGACGCGATTCTTGATAACCTGAGCGACGAAGAGCAAATCGAATTGCTCGAGCTACTCGAAGAAGAAGAGAACTACCGAAATACACACTTGCTATATGAGTTTACGCCATACAGCAAACAGCGTGAGTTCATCGACGCAGGTCATGACTATCCAGAGCGATGTTTTATGGCTGGTAACCAGCTTGGTAAGTCATTTACTGGCGCTGCTGAAGTCGCGTTTCACCTTACCGGGCGATACCCGGGAACGAAAGGTTATCCGGCTGATGGTAAATATGGCGGAGAGTGGAAAGGTAAGCGTTTCTATGAGCCAGTTGTCTTCTGGATTGGCGGTGAAACAAACGAGACTGTAACCAAAACGACTCAACGCATCCTGTGCGGGCGTATCGAAGAGAATGATGAACCTGGCTATGGGTCAATCCCGAAAGAGGACATCATTAGCTGGAAGAAGTCTCCGTTCTTCCCTAATCTTGTTGATCACCTTCTTGTTAAGCACCACACGCCAGAAGGCGTCGAAGATGGCATCTCAATATGCTACTTTAAGCCTTACTCACAGGGCCGCGCCCGCTGGCAGGGCGACACAATTCACGGCGTCTGGTTTGACGAAGAGCCGCCATATAGCATCTATGGCGAAGGTCTTACCCGTACAAACAAATACGGGCAATTCTCAATTCTGACGTTTACCCCGCTGATGGGGATGTCTGACGTTGTTACCAAGTTCCTGAAGAATCCCAGTAAGTCGCAGAAAGTGGTCAACATGACCATCTATGACGCTGAGCACTACACCGACGAGCAGAAAGAGCAAATCATCGCATCCTATCCTGAGCATGAGAGAGAGGCGCGTGCTCGCGGTATTCCTACGATGGGTAGCGGTCGAATATTCCAGATACCGGAAGAGACGATTAAGTGCCAGCCGTTTGAGTGTCCCGATCACTTCTATGTTATCGACGCTCAGGACTTCGGCTGGAACCACCCGCAAGCTCACATTCAGCTTTGGTGGGACAAAGACGCAGATGTTTTCTATCTGGCGCGTGTATGGAAGAAATCAGAGAACACTGCCGTTCAGGCATGGGGTGCTGTTAAGTCGTGGGCTAACAAAATACCTGTCGCGTGGCCTCATGACGGTCACCAACACGAAAAGGGCGGTGGTGAGCAACTTAAAACCCAATATGCGGACGCCGGGTTCTCTATGCTTCCCGAACACGCAACGTTCCCGGATGGCGGTAACTCAGTAGAGTCAGGCATTAGTGAACTTCGTGACCTGATGCTTGAAGGAAGATTCAAAGTATTCAACACATGCGAACCATTTTTTGAAGAGTTCCGCCTATATCATCGCGATGAGAACGGCAAGATTGTCAAGACCAACGATGATGTGCTCGATGCTACTCGCTACGGCTACATGATGCGCCGCTTCGCCAGGATGATGCGCGATATCAGAAAGCCGAAAGAAAAGAAAATCCCCGCACCGATTAGACCAGTACGCAGAGGACGATAATGGCCGACAATAAAAACAGGCTGGAGAGCATCCTGTCGCGCTTTGATGCGGACTGGACAGCCAGCGATGAAGCCAGAAGGGAGGCCAAGAATGATCTCTTCTTCTCCCGCGTATCTCAGTGGGATGACTGGCTATCACAATACACAACCCTGCAGTATCGCGGGCAGTTCGATGTTGTACGTCCAGTGGTGCGCAAGCTCGTTTCTGAGATGCGTCAGAACCCTATTGATGTTCTGTATCGTCCAAAGGATGGAGCAAGTCCTGACGCTGCTGATGTGCTGATGGGCATGTATCGCACCGACATGCGGCACAATACGGCGAAAATTGCTGTCAACATAGCCGTTCGTGAGCAGATTGAAGCAGGCGTGGGTGCGTGGCGTCTGGTCACTGACTACGAAGACCAAAGTCCAACTAGCAACAATCAGGTTATCCGTCGAGAGCCTATCCATAGTGCCTGCTCCCATGTTATCTGGGACAGCAACAGCAAACTGATGGACAAGTCTGACGCCCGTCACTGCACAGTTATCCACTCAATGAGCCAGAATGGTTGGGAGGATTTCGCAGAAAAATACGACCTCGATGCTGATGATATTCCATCATTCCAGAACCCCAACGATTGGGTATTTCCATGGCTGACGCAGGACACAATTCAGATCGCTGAGTTTTACGAAGTGGTCGAGAAGAAAGAGACGGCGTTTATCTACCAAGACCCGGTTACGGGTGAGCCGGTAAGCTACTTTAAGCGCGATATTAAAGACGTCATCGACGACCTGGCTGATAGTGGATTTATCAAAATTGCAGAGCGCCAGATTAAGCGTCGCCGGGTATACAAATCGATTATCACCTGCACTGCTGTACTCAAAGACAAGCAGCTCATTGCTGGCGAACATATCCCCATTGTTCCGGTATTCGGCGAGTGGGGCTTCGTTGAAGATAAAGAAGTGTATGAGGGGGTCGTCCGCCTGACAAAAGACGGTCAGCGTCTGCGCAACATGATTATGTCGTTCAACGCCGACATCGTGGCCCGTACTCCGAAGAAGAAGCCGTTCTTCTGGCCTGAACAGATTGCAGGCTTTGAGCATATGTATGACGGTAACGACGATTACCCGTATTACCTGCTCAATCGCACGGATGAGAACAACGGAGAAATGCCAACTCAGCCGCTGGCATATTACGAAAACCCTGAGGTACCGCAAGCCAACGCCTACATGCTGGAAGCAGCCACCGCAGCAGTGAAAGAGGTAGCGACGCTCGGCGTTGATGCAGAAGCAGTAAACGGTGGACAGGTAGCCTACGACACTGTTAACCAGCTAAACATGCGCGCTGACCTTGAGACATACGTGTTTCAGGATAATCTGGCTACCGCTATGCGTCGTGACGGTGAGATTTACCAGTCGATAGTTAATGACATCTACGATGTTCCTCGCAACGTGGTAATCACCCTTGAGGATGGCAGCGAAAAAGAGGTTCAGCTAATGGCTGAGGTTGTTGACCTTGCCACTGGTGAACGGCAGGTACTGAACGATATCAGGGGGCGCTATGAGTGCTACACGGATGTTGGGCCATCATTCCAGTCCATGAAGCAGCAAAACCGCGCAGAAATTCTTGAGTTGCTCGGCAAGACGCCGCAGGGAACACCAGAATATCAACTGTTGTTACTCCAGTACTTCACCCTGCTTGATGGCAAAGGCGTTGAGATGATGCGCGATTATGCCAATAAGCAGCTTATTCAGATGGGTGTTAAGAAGCCAGAAACGCCTGAAGAGCAGCAATGGTTAGTAGAGGCGCAACAAGCCAAACAAGGTCAACAAGACCCGGCAATGGTTCAGGCTCAGGGCGTACTCCTGCAGGGGCAGGCTGAACTGGCTAAAGCTCAGAACCAGACACTGTCCCTGCAAATCGATGCAGCTAAAGTCGAAGCGCAGAACCAGCTTAACGCTGCCAGAATTGCAGAAATCTTCAACAACATGGACCTAAGTAAACAATCTGAGTTTAGGGAGTTCCTTAAAACTGTTGCTTCATTCCAGCAGGACCGCAGCGAAGACGCTCGCGCAAATGCTGAGTTACTCCTTAAAGGCGATGAACAGACGCACAAGCAGCGAATGGACATTGCCAACATCCTGCAATCGCAGAGACAAAATCAACCTTCCGGCAGTGTAGCCGAGACACCTCAATAAGAGAGAGTTAATCATGGAACCAACCACCGAAATTCAGGCAACTGAAGACTTAACCCTGTCCGGCGATCATGCAGCGGCATCTGCTGATAGCTTAGTTGTCGATAATGCCAACGACAACGCAGGTCAGGAAGAGGGATTTGAGATTGTCCTGAAGGACGATGAGACAGCACCAAAACAAGACCCGGCAAAGAACGCAGAATTCGCCCGCCGCCGCATCGAGCGCAAACGACAGCGCGAGCTTGAGCAGCAGATGGAGGCAGTTAAACGCGGAGAATTGCCGGAGAGTTTACGGGTAAACCCTGACCTTCCTCCTCAGCCGGACATTAACGCCTATCTGTCAGAAGAAGGCCTGGCTAAATATGACTACGACAACAGCCGTGCGCTTGCCGCTTTCAATGCTGCTAATACCGAATGGCTAATGAAAGCGCAGGACGCCCGCAGCAATGCCGTAGCAGAACAGGGCCGCAAGACTCAGGAGTTTACCCAGCAATCAGCGCAATACGTCGAAGCTGCCCGCAAACACTATGACGCGGCGGAAAAGCTCAACATCCCTGACTATCAGGAGAAAGAAGACGCTTTTATGCAACTGGTTCCGCCTGCGGTTGGGGCCGACATTATGCGCCTGTTTCCGGAGAAGTCCGCCGCGCTCATGTATCACCTGGGTGCAAACCCGGAGAAAGCCCGCCAGTTACTGGCGATGGATGGGCAGTCCGCGCTGATTGAACTCACTCGACTATCCGAACGCTTAACTCTCAAGCCTCGCGGTAAACAAATCTCTTCCGCTCCCCCTGCTGACCAGCCGATTACCGGTGATGTCAGCGCAGCAAATAAAGATGCCATTCGTAAACAGATGGATGCAGCTGCGAGCAAGGGAGATGTGGAAACCTACCGCAAGCTAAAGGCAAAACTTAAAGGAATCCGATAATGGCTTTGAACGAAGGTCAAATTGTTACACTGGCGGTGGATGAGATTATTGAAACCATCTCCGCAATCACTCCAATGGCGCAGAAAGCCAAGAAATACACCCCGCCTGCTGCTTCCATGCAGCGCTCCAGCAATACCATCTGGATGCCTGTAGAGCAGGAGTCCCCCACTCAGGAGGGTTGGGATTTAACTGATAAAGCGACAGGGTTACTGGAGCTTAACGTCGCGGTAAACATGGGAGAGCCGGATAACGACTTCTTCCAGTTACGCGCAGATGACTTGCGAGACGAGACTGCGTATCGTCACCGAATCCAGTCAGCAGCTCGCAAACTGGCTAACAACGTTGAGCTGAAAGTCGCAAACATGGCCGCCGAGATGGGGTCATTGGTTATCACTTCGCCGGATGCAATCGGCACCAATACCGCAGACGCATGGAACTTTGTGGCCGATGCAGAAGAACTGATGTTCTCCCGCGAACTTAACCGCGACATGGGCACATCGTACTTCTTCAACCCGCAGGACTACAAAAAGGCGGGTTATGACCTGACCAAGCGTGATATCTTCGGGCGCATCCCTGAAGAAGCATACCGCGATGGCACCATTCAGCGTCAGGTTGCTGGCTTCGATGATGTCCTGCGCTCTCCGAAACTTCCTGTGCTGACCAAATCTACTGCAACTGGCATCACTGTATCCGGTGCGCAGTCCTTCAAGCCTGTCGCATGGCAACTGGATAACGATGGCAACAAAGTTAACGTTGATAACCGTTTTGCTACCGTCACCCTGTCTGCAACTACCGGCCTGAAACGAGGCGACAAAATTTCGTTTACTGGCGTGAAGTTCCTTGGTCAGATGGCTAAGAACGTACTGGCGCAGGACGCGACTTTCTCCGTAGTTCGCGTTGTTGATGGTACTCACGTTGAAATAACGCCGAAGCCTGTAGCACTGGATGATGTTTCTCTTTCTCCTGAGCAACGCGCCTACGCCAACGTTAACACCTCACTGGCTGATGCAATGGCGGTGAACATCCTGAACGTTAAGGATGCCCGTACTAACGTGTTCTGGGCTGATGACGCCATCCGTATTGTGTCTCAGCCGATTCCGGCCAACCATGAGCTTTTTGCAGGTATGAAAACTACCTCATTCAGCATCCCGGATGTCGGCCTGAACGGTATCTTCGCTACGCAGGGGGATATTTCCACCCTGTCCGGCCTGTGCCGTATTGCGCTGTGGTACGGCGTAAACGCGACACGACCGGAAGCAATCGGTGTTGGCCTGCCTGGTCAGACTGCGTAACTAACAGGGGCTTCGGCCCCTTTCTTATTTGAGGTGACACATGGGTGTAATGCTATATAAGCAGGGTCGTGGAACGAAGGTATGGGGCAAGGAAGTTCAGGTTAAAGTTGTCGATGACGGCGACGTAGAAGATCACCTTGCCGATGGTTGGGTTAGGCATCCAAATGAGGTTCTGGAGACTAATGACGAGCCAATCGGTGATTCAGGCGTGGTCAAGAAAGACATGGGTGAAGTATCTGATGGATACCACACCTTTAACGAACTATATGCACATCGAGTGCGCCTGTTTTCAACACTAATGAATGCCTTCCGCGAAAGCGCATGGTGGAGCTTTCAGCATCATGACGGCGAGCAATTGGATGGATGGGTGTTAGCTGGCATCGACACCCCAGAAGGCGCGGTAACATACCACCTCCCAGAGAGTGAAATTGAACATCTGCCTAAAGGCACGGAAATTGAGTTTGGCAAGGAATGGGACGGACACACGGCAGATGATGTGTTGAATCGTCTGCTAAGCCTGCGACCGAAAGAACCGGCAACCAAAGAACGCAAAAAGCCAGGACCAAAGCCTAAGGCGGAAAGCGATGCAGATAAAGACTAAAGGCGATCTGGTCAGGGCGGCGCTGCGTAAGCTTGGTGTAGCATCAGATGCAACTCTCACTGATGTTGAGCCACAGTCTATGCAGGATGCCGTAGATGACCTTGAAGCGATGATGGCTGAGTGGTATCAGGACGGGAAAGGCATTGTTACCGGGTATGTATTCTCAGATGATGATAACCCGCCATCCGAAGGTGACGACCACGGTCTTCGCTCAAGCGCAATCAGCGCAGTATTCCACAATCTGGCTTGCAGAATTGCTCCGGATTATGCGCTTGAGGCTACCGCCAAAATTATCGCAACCGCTAAATATGGGAAGGAGCTTCTCTATAAGCAGACCGCCATCGCCAGAGCAAAAAGAGCTCCTTACCCGTCACGCATGCCAACAGGCAGCGGTAATAGTTTCGCCAATCTGAACGAATGGCATTATTTCCCCGGAGAGCAGAATGCCGATTCAACAACTCCCCATGATGAAGGGAATGGGTAAAGACTTCAAGAATGCCGACTACATTGATTACCTACCAATCAATATGTTGGCCACACCGAAAGAAGTCCTCAACTCATCGGGTTATTTACGCTCATTCCCCGGCATAGCGAAGCGCAACGATGTAAATGGTATATCGCGTGGTGTTGAATACAACACCGCTCAGAACGCTGTATATCGCGTTTTAGGCAGTAAGCTCTACAAAGGGGAAACCGTAGTAGGTGATGTAGCCGGAAGCGGTCGCGTATCAATGGCACATGGTCGCACATCACAGGCGGTAGGCGTTAATGGTCAACTGGTCGAGTATCGCTATGATGGCACGGTTAAAACCGTCTCAAACTGGACTGCAGACAGCGGATTCACGCAGTATGAGTTAGGCTCAGTCCGTGACATTACGCGCTTACGTGGGCGTTATGCGTGGTCAAAAGACGGCACTGATTCATGGTTTATCACTGACCTCGAAGATGAGTCGCATCCTGACCGCTACAGTGCAGAATATCGCGCAGAATCGCAGCCAGACGGCATCATTGGCATCGGAACGTGGCGAGACTTTATCGTTTGCTTTGGTTCATCGACGATAGAGTATTTCTCCCTGACAGGCGCAACCACCGTTGGCGCTGCGTTGTATGTCGCGCAGCCATCGTTAATGGTACAGAAGGGCATTGCCGGAACATACTGTAAAACGCCATTCGCTGATTCATATGCATTCATCAGTCACCCAGCTACTGGCGCACCTTCCGTCTACATCATCGGGTCAGGGCAGGCTTCACCAATTGCGACGGCCAGTATTGAGAAAATTATCCGCTCATACACGGCTGATGAACTGGCAACCGGGGTGATGGAGGCGTTGAGGCTCGATTCGCATGAACTGCTGATTATCCATCTCCCGCGTCATGTGCTGGTTTACGATGCCTCATCAAGCCAGAACGGGCCGCAATGGTGCGTACTGAAAACAGGTTTATACGACGATGTTTATCGCGCCATCGACTTCATGTACGAAGGCAACCAGATAACGTGCGGCGATAAATCAGAAGCAGTGACAGGGCAGTTGCAATTCGACATTAGTAGTCAGTACGACAAGCAGCAAGAACATCTGCTGTTTACTCCCATCTTCAAGGCTGATAACGCCAGATGCTTCGATCTGGAAGTTGAATCCTCGACAGGCGTTGCGCAGTACGCTGACCGCCTGTTCCTGTCTGCAACCACAGACGGAATCAACTATGGTCGAGAGCAGATGATTGAACAAAATGAGCCGTTTGTGTACGACAAGCGTGTTATCTGGAAACGTGTTGGGCGCATTCGTCGATTAATCGGATTCAAACTGCGTGTAATCACCAAATCACCAGTAACACTATCCGGGTGTCAAATTCGTCTGGAGTAAAATATGGCAGATCCGTCACTTAATAATCCTGTCATTATTCAGGCCACCCGTCTTGATGCCTCAATCCTCCCACGCAACGTCTTCAGCCGGTCCTATCTGCTCTACGTAATCGCGCAGGGGACTGACGTTGGCGCTATTGCGGGAAAGGCAAACGAAGCAGGAAAAGGTGCCTATGACGCGCAGGTGAAGAACGATGAGCAGGATGTTGAGCTTGCAGACCACGAGGCGAGAATTCAGCAGTTACGCATCGACGTAGACAACCATGAAATCCGTATTACTGCAAATACCAATGCAATTGCAGCGCTGGATGTCAGGCTAACCACGGCTGAAGGCGAAATAGTCACCTTGCAGGCTGATGTTAGCGCTCTTGATGGTAGGGTTACGGCTGCTGAAGGCACTATTTCTTCATTGCAGGCTGATTACGTATCGAAGTCAGCAACTGCTTCTCAATCGCTGGCGTCACCTCTCAACGTGACAACGTCCTATTCAGTTGGCGGCACTAAAGTTATCGGTGCGCGACAGACAGGATGGACAGCAGCAACCGGAACAGCACTTCTCGGCGCATTCAACGCAAACCAGGCATACACGGTCAGTGCTACATATACGCAGTCTGAGGTATCAGCTATGGCTACCGGATTGCAGCAGGCGCGGCAGCGTATCAAAGCTCTCGAAGATGCAATACGAACTCATGGATTAATCAACTGATGATTACATTCACTCCAACACGCAACATCGACCTGATAGAAACGGTCGGCAACCATCCAGACATCATCGCCGGGAGCAACAACGGTGACGGATACGACTACAAGCCTGAGTGCCGCTATTTCGAAGTGAACGTACATGGTCAGTTCGGTGGCATCGTATATTACAACGAGATTCAGCCGCTGACCTTTGACTGCCACGCCATGTACCTGCCTGAGATTCGCGGATTCAGTAAGGAAATCGGACTGGCGTTCTGGCGATATATTCTCACCAATACCACCGTTCAGTGCGTTACATCATTTGCTGCACGCAAATTTCGCCACGGTCAGATGTACTGCGCAATGATTGGCCTTAAGCGTGTAGGAACCATCAAGAAATACTTCAAAGGCGTGGATGACGTGACGTTTTACAGCGCCACACGCGAAGAACTAATCGACTTCCTGAATCACGGGAGATAGCCATGTTATATGCATTTAAGCTGGGCAGGAAACTGCGCGGTGAGGAACCTTATTATCCTGAAAAAGGCGGTAAAGGTGGCTCATCAAGCAGTGGGGCAAAAGAAGCCGCAAAAGCAACACAGTACGCAGCAGACCTGCAAAACCAACAATTCAATCGTGTGATGGAGCAGTTGGCACCTTACGCCGCCGCAGGTTTTCCGGCTCTCCAGCAGATTCAGCAGCTATCAACGCTGGAAGGTCAGAACAGCGCTCTCAATCAGTATTACAACTCAGACCAGTATAAACAGTTGGCTGATCAGGCTCGCTATCAAAGCCTGAATGCAGCGGAAGCCACCGGAGGTCTTGGCTCTACAGCAACATCAAACCAAATTGCATCCATTGCACCAACGCTCGGGCAGAACTGGTTGTCAGGGCAGATGCAAAACTATGGCAACCTGTTAAACGTTGGTCAGTCTGCGGCAGCAGGCCAGGCATCGGCAGGACAGAACTATGCAAATAACGCAGGTAATCTTGCGCAACAGATGGCGGCTATCCGCTCTCAGGGTTCTGGTCAATCCACGCTTGGAAGTGCCATTAGCGGTGGTACGAGTGGTGCGCTTGCAGGAGCTGGTCTTGCCGGGATGCTTGGTGCATCGACGCCATGGGGTGCTGGTATTGGCGCAGGTATCGGATTGCTTGGCTCACTCTTCTAAGGGGTTATCGTGGCTACATTTCAACTCGCCGGGTTGCCATCAATGCAGGTAGCGAACCAGAACGCGCCCGGACAACCATCATTATCCAGTTACGACTTCAGCCAGCGCCCAAACGTTGGAATTCAACTTGCTCAGGGGCTTGGCGCAGTTGGCCAGGCAATACAGCAGAATGAGGCTGCTCAGAGGCTTTCTGACTTTCAGAAAGCTTTCGGTCAGGCTTATGCGGCAGGTGATCGCGACGCCTTGCGTCAACTTGCGGCCACCAATCCAGACCAGATTGAAACAATTCGTCAGGGAATGGGGTTTGTTGATGCTGACAGAAATCAGGCGATGGGCGATATGTCTGCACGATTGAATATTGCCGCCGCTCAGGGTCCTGAAGCGGTGATGCGAGAGCTTGCCACTCACCAGAATACACTGCAGCAAATTGGCGTATCTCCTGAACAGGCGTGGCAGACATATCAACAAAGCCCTGAAGGCTTCACGCAGTTAACAGACCTTATTGGGATGCACGCGGTAGGACCAGAAAAGTATTTTGATATTCAGGACAAGTTGACAGGTCGCGAGATTGATCGAGGTCGACTTGCTGAAACAATCCGCAGCAATAAAGCAGGGGAAGGACTTCAGGCTCGCGGGCAAAATATTACTATGCGCGGACAAGACATGTCAGCCTCTACAGCCCGCCGCGGTCAGGATTTGGCAATGCAAAGGGCAAACGCCAGAACGATATCAGGAGTCGACTGGAATCGGGTCGTTCAGCTTGCAGATGGTAGAACAGTCAACATTGACGGAAAACTTCACGGCGCAGGGGCTAATGCATTTTACGAAGGCATTGACGATAACGGCAATATGGTTCGCGTACCGGCAAGTGCTATTGCAGCACCTCCAACGTCTGCGGCAAGCGCACAGAACTACGCGATGAAGAAAGACATTGACGCAATCGCAAATGCAGATGCTTCTGCTCTCGATTTTATGACTGGCATGACTGGCGGAGCAGGAAATCCGGCAATTGGTGCAGATGTTCGCAGCCGACTCACAGGCAAAGAGCAACGCCAGTTATATAACTCCGCACAACGTATTCAGGGAAGAATGCAGAATCAGGGCGTGGCAGCAGCAAGAGATATGGGCGCTAGCGGTATCAACACCATTGCAGAAGCGAAGATGTATTTTCAGGGGATGCCGCAGGTTGACTACTCAAGCCCGGAGGCTATGCAGCAGTCTATTCGTGAGATTCAGGAATACACCAACAATTATAACCAGCAGTACAACGTTAATGTTGATAATGGTGGGCAGAAATCATCAAGGCAGCAGCCAGCGACTCAGCAATCAGTCGGAGTAAGCTACACGTCTAAATCTGGAATTCAATTCACGGTGGAATAATGAAAGTTACAGCCAACGGTAAGACATTCACATTCCCAGAAGGAACAAGCACTGAGGATATTGGATCGGCTATTGATGAGTATTTTTCTGGACAGTCTGCACAGCAGGAACAGCAGGAACAGCAGGAACAGCAGGAACAGCAGGAACAGCAGGGCACATCTATGACCCCAGGAAGCCAGCCACAGCAACAAGGCGGCTTCATTTCTGACCTTGGCAATGCTGCTGCAGAGACTGGGCGTGGATTACTACAGGCTGGCGTTAATCTGGCAAATATCCCGGCATCAATGGCTGATGCTGTCGCCAGCGCTGGGGCATGGGCTGGTCAGAAGCTTGGCATTGGTGACGGAACTTATCAGCCAGCGCCTCGCGTCACGACACAAGGACTTGAGCAGGGCTTTGGCTTGCAACAAGGTGCGCTTACTCCACAGACGACAGAAGGTAAAATCTTCTCTGAAGCACTGCCATATTTGACTCCTGTTGGGGTCGAGAGAATTGCAGCGCAGGCACCATCTATTGCCGGTCGAGTTGCTCAGGGTGCATCACGCTTGCTGGCGGAGAACGCTGTTGGTTCATTGGCTGCAAACAGTGAGCGTGATAATCCAGAAGCACTGGCAACAGACTTAGGAACTGGTGTTGCATTAGGCGGGGCAATCAATAAGTTAGGTAGAGCCGCTGGAGCTGCTTATCGTGGTATTCGCGGGACGATCGCACCAGAAGCGCAGCAGGCTATTCAGTTCGCTAATGCTGCAGATGTTCCTTTGCATACAACTGACGTTTTGCAGCCAAATTCCCGCGTCGGGCGCATGGCACAAACCACAGCTGAAAACATCCCATTTGCCGGGACAAGCACTATGCGAGCTAATCAGCAAGAAGCTCGCAGTCAGTTGGTAGATGAGTTTGCATCGCGATTTGGTGAATACGATCCGTCGATTGTAGTTGGTAGTCTGAAAGCAAAAACGTCAGGAATAAAGCGCGCAGCGGGGAATAGGCTGGAACAAGTGCAAAACGCAATGGCAGGCGTAAACATTCAGCCGTCAAAGGCAATTCAGCAGATTGATACTGAAATAGCCAGTTTGCAGAAACTTGGAAAGGTTGCGGATAACGATACGATTTCTAAGCTTCAGGCCTATCGCGATGAGCTTACCCGCAATGCTGGCGCAAGCGGTCCAGTGGCAATGGATTTGCAGCAGTTGAGCGGACTGAGAAGCCAGTTTAGGCAGGATGTTAAAGGAGAGAGAACGGTCTTGCCAAACCGATCTGACGCAGCTATTCAGCGCATTTACAACGCAATGACTAGTGATATCGATAGCGCCATCGGACAGAATCTTGGTAATGACACACTGCGTCGCTATAAGCAAGCTAACGCCATCTACGCTGACGAAGCAAATAAGCTACAGAATACGCGCCTTAAGAACGTGATCATGAAAGGAGACCTGACCCCTGAAGTGGTCAACAACATGCTATTCAGCAAGAACAAATCAGAAGTTCAGAATCTGTACCGGTCAGTCGGTCAGGTGGGGCGCGCTCAGATGCGCAACGGCATAATCGGAAAGGCCATGGAGAAATCAGGAGGCTCACCTGACCAGTTCCTGAGACAGATTAACCTGATGTCTAACCAGACCGGTATAGCATTCAAAGGCCGTGATGCTGCGTATCTGAAGGGGATTAAGAATTATCTTGAGGCAACCAAGCGTGCCGGTCAGGCAGGAGTAACAACGCCTACAGGTCAGCAAACTATACCGTTCATCCTAGGTATTGGAACAGTAACTAACCCTGCACTGGTAGGTGTTGGTGGCGGGTATGGTTTGCTGGCAAGAATGTATGAGAGTGAACCAGCACGTAATGCAATGCTTCGCCTGGCTAATACTCCACGTGGTTCTACCGCATTCGAGAAAGCGTTATCTGATGTTGAGCGTATTGTTAACTCATTCGCTCAGGGAGCGAAAACTCAATCCTTAAGCGAATAAAAGTTTGCCCACCACAAGGCCGAAGATTAAGAAAACAAAGTTCAATAAGTCACGTTCCATAAACCCTCCACTCTTTTAAGCAATTATAACCGACCTTAATGCAATGCTGCGCAAGTTTTGTATTGTGCGGCCTTGCTGTACCAGGAGCACAGTAAATGTCAGATATCACTGCCAACGTAGTTGTTTCTAACCCTCGTCCAATCTTTACTGAATCCCGTTCGTTTAAAGCTGTTGCTAATGGGAAAATTTACATTGGTCAGATTGATACCGATCCGGTTAATCCTGCCAATCAGATACCCGTATACATTGAAAATGAGGATGGCTCTCACGTCAAGATTGCTCAGCCGCTAATTATCAACGCAGCCGGTAAAATCGTATACAACGGCCAACTGGTGAAAATTGTCACCGCTCAGGGTCATAGCATGGCTATCTATGATGCCAATGGTTCTCAGGTTGACTATATTGCTAACGTATTGAAGTACGATCCAGATCAATATTCAATAGAAGCTGATAAAAAATTTAAGTATTCAGTAAAATTATCAGAGTATCCAACATTGCAGGATGCAGCATCTGCTGCGGTTGATGGCCTTCTTATCGATGTTGATTATCATTTTTATAATGGAGAGAAAGTTGATTTTGGTGGTAAGGTTCTGACTATAGAATGTAAAGCTAAGTTTATAGGAGATGGAAATCTTATTTTTACGAAATTAGGCAAAGGTTCCCGCATTGCCGGGGTTTTTATGGAAAGCACTACAACACCATGGGTTATCAAGCCTTGGACGGATGACAATCAGTGGCTAACGGATGCCGCAGCGGTCGTTGCCACTTTAAAACAATCGAAAACCGATGGGTATCAGCCAACCGTAAGCGATTACGTTAAATTCCCAGGAATAGAAACGTTACTCCCACCTAATGCAAAAGGGCAAAACATAACGTCTACGTTAGAAATTAGAGAATGTATAGGGGTCGAAGTTCATCGGGCTAGCGGTCTAATGGCTGGTTTTTTGTTTAGAGGGTGTCACTTCTGCAAGATGGTAGACGCCAATAATCCAAGCGGAGGTAAAGATGGCATTATAACCTTCGAAAACCTTAGCGGCGATTGGGGTAAGGGTAACTATGTCATTGGCGGACGAACCAGCTATGGATCAGTAAGTAGCGCCCAATTTTTACGTAATAATGGTGGCTTTGAACGTGATGGTGGAGTTATTGGGTTTACTTCATATCGCGCTGGGGAGAGTGGTGTTAAAACTTGGCAAGGTACTGTGGGCTCGACAACCTCTCGCAACTATAATCTGCAATTCCGCGACTCGGTCGTTCTTTACCCCGTATGGGACGGATTCGATTTAGGTGCTGACACTGACATGAATCCGGAGTTGGACAGGCCTGGGGACTACCCTATAACCCAATACCCACTGCATCAGTTACCCCTAAATCACCTGATTGATAATCTTCTGGTTCGCGGGGCGTTAGGTGTAGGTTTTGGTATGGATGGTAAGGGCATGTATGTGTCTAATATTACCGTAGAAGATTGCGCTGGCTCTGGCGCGTACCTACTCACCCATGAATCAGTATTTACCAATATAGCCATAATTGACACCAATACTAAGGATTTCCAGGCTAATCAGATTTATATATCTGGGGCTTGCCGTGTGAACGGTTTACGTTTAATTGGGATCCGCTCAACCGATGGGCAGGGTCTAACCATAGACGCCCCTAACTCTACCGTAAGCGGTATCACCGGGATGGTAGACCCCTCTAGAATTAATGTTGCTAATTTGGCAGAAGAAGGGTTAGGTAATATCCGCGCTAATAGTTTCGGCTATGATAGCGCAGCGATTAAACTGCGGATTCATAAGTTATCAAAGACCTTAGATAGCGGAGCATTGTACTCCCACATTAACGGGGGGCCCGGTTCTGGCTCAGCGTGGACTCAACTTACTGCTATTTCAGGTAACACACCTGACGCTGTATCATTAAAAGTTAACCACAAAGATTGCAGGGGGGCAGAGATACCATTTGTCCCTGACATCGCGTCAGATGATTTTATAAAGGATTCCTCATGTTTTTTGCCATATTGGGAAAATAATTCTACTTCTTTAAAGGCTTTAGTAAAAAAACCCAATGGAGAATTAGTTAGATTAACCTTAGCAACACTTTAGATATGTAATAAAAATGGGTGTAAACACCCATTTTTATTTTATGGTAAATGTTCTATAGCTAATTAAACCTAACAACTATGGTTTCCCCTACAACACCAATATCGTATACGTTATTACCAGATTTTTTCCACCCATTTTCAAGTTTCACCTCTTTGTCATATAGTCTGTAATTTCTGGAGAACACATTTCTTTGCATTAACACCTCTGACCACATCCAATTATTGTTAATAATGCGTGGTATTAACTCTCTCATTAAAGGATGCTTTATTACTATGTTTTCATTTATTGATGCATACGGTTCTGTGCCAATGAATTTTATATTTTTCTTGTCTCTTCCAAATCCAAGATAATCTATGTCTTGAGATATTCTATTTACAATGCTTTCCTCAAGCTGAAACTGTGCATTTATGGCATTGTAAGCACCATAAGAAAATATTGTTGATATTAAAAGAATAAAAGAAAAATATATTCTTGATATTAACTGCTTATCTTCAAAAGCATAGAATACGCATAGGCAACAAAAAAACATAAAGCCACCCATACCAATCAATACCCTCGGTGCGTATATTGGTGATTTTAGAAAAATCATTGGTCCAATGATGAAAAACATTGATGCTAATAAAATTAAAACTACTAGCAAGAACTTTGTTTTCTTATTTTCATCTCTTTTGATTACTTTTAAAACTATGACTATCAAAGAAATGATTAGCGCAAAGAATAGCGAGTAGTAGATTAAGTAATTATCGCCATTCAAGATCGTGCTAAACATTCTATAAAATGATAAGACGTTAGAAATTATCCCTTCAAATAAACTTGAGTTTATCTCTATAATCTTACTATGTTCGATATTGTAAGAACCTGTTACAAGTCTTTTTGCAATAAAGTAAGAATAGGCAAAATATCCTACTATTAAACCAGCGATAGAAGATGCTGTATTTTTTGTGATATTTGAAATTGAGTTTTTCTTAACCACATCTGAAATTATAAAGGCCAACAAGAATATTGCGTAAGTATTCAGCGCAGCCTGATAAAGACTAAGGAATGCAATGGTTAAAATGGATGATATTATGATATTTATAGGCTTGTATTGATAAGCGACATACGATGAGATAATAGATATTGCCACACTCATGCACATTGTTAATGAATCATATCTATATGATAGATTTTCAATAAAGAATGGGTTTGCCAAAATCATCATAAAACAAAGAGATGCTGTGATGTAGTCATCTCCAAACAGCTTTTCCCTGACGCAGGATAGTGCCAATGCTAAAATAACTATCCCTAGCATTAAAGGTAGCGGAGAAGCATCTATAATTGGGGTTCCAAAATTAATGATATAGAAAATAAAGTCGGAAAGTGGGCGACCATTGCCTGACCAACCCAACCCGCCATATAAAGACCTACCCAAGTCATCAACGAAAAATGATTGATGTGTCAATAAAGGAAATGTATATATAATCGCCAATCCAAGAAAGATTGATATAAATATCCTGTCATTACTATTAAATTTCACTTTTAAAACCCTTACGCTTTAATATGTATTTAGGCCGCTGTTTGGTTTCTATGTAAATTCTACCAATATATTCTCCAAGAATACCTATTCCTATCAATTGAACGCCACCCAGGAAAAGAACAGAAACAAGAAGAGACGGGTAGCCAGGAACATTATTTCCAAATATTAATTTATCAATAATCATCCATGCACCGTAAAGGAATGACATACCTGCAATAAACAATCCAATGTAAGTCCATATGCGGAGCGGAAATGTTGAGAAAGAAGTTATTCCCTCCAGCGCCAGGTTCCATAATTTCCAGCCGTTGAATTTCGAATCACCGGCCACGCGTTCGGCACGGGCATATTTAACAACATCCGTTTTTCCGCCAACCCAACTGAGCACACCCTTCATAAACAAGTTGCGTTCTGGCATTTGTTTGATGTTCTCGACAACCGCACGGCTCATTAACCGAAAGTCGCCAACATTTTCTTCGATTTTTGGATTGCTGATTTTATTGTGCAGCTTATAAAACCACTCAGCTGTCTTACGCTTCAACCTCCCATCAGTTGAGCGGTCTGAGCGCTTAGCCAGCACCATATCCGCGCCAGCCTGCCACTTCTCAATGAGATGAGGGATAACTTCTATCGGATCCTGTAAATCGACATCAATAGGAATGACCGCATCTCCGGTTGCATGGTCGAGACCCGCGAAAAGAGCAGGTTCTTTACCGAAGTTTCGCGTAAACGAAAGCGGAATAACGAGCGGATCAGATGCGGCTATTTTGTTAATTATTGATTCAGTCGCATCTTTACTACCATCATTAATAAAAACGATCTCAATTTCATATTCTTTTAGCTCATTAAACTCACGTACCGTTTTATAGAAAATCGGTATCGTGTCTTCTTCGTTAAAAACTGGAACGACAAGAGAGATTTTCATCTTATATCCCTGAAAACAATGAATCTGGAATAGATAAAGCCGCATACCAGGCTAATTGCCGAGAAAGTGATAAGGGTAATCAATGGTGGCAAGGAACATTGGTCAGCCATCCAGCCAACAACAGCGCTCAGTGTTCCCATGAATCCCACATACATCATGTAGCGAAGCGTGGTGGTGGTGGCATTAAAGGTGAAACGCGCATTGGCATAGAAGCTGAACGATACGGCGATAACAAAACCGGAAAAGTTCGCCAGCGCCTGATGCGTATGCATCCCATACACACAAAAAGCAAATACGCCCCAATGAATAAGCGTGTTAAGAACACCGATCGATGTGTACTTAGCGAATAACTTCAACATTATGAAAATCAGCGGATTCGGAAAGGTCTGGAGTGTAGCACTACAAATTGCTTTGATCGATATAAACGATCAATAATGTAATCTTTGATAGTTTAAAGTTATTGTTTGCGCGTTAATTGATCGTTGTTACCGATCAATTTTTATTGCTGATTGCTAAGTGGTTTGGGACAAAAACGGGACACACAAAGCTTTGCATCGGCTTGCAAGGCTTTGCATGTTTTTCGAAGATGGGACGTGTGAGCGCAGGTATGACGCGGTATGTTGTTGACTTAAAAGGTAGTTCTTATAATTCGTAATGCGAAGGTCGTAGGTTCGACTCCTATTATCGGCACCATCTAAATCAATCACTTATGTACAACCTCATTTCTCAAAAACACCATTTTTTGCTCTCGGGTACACTCTCGGGTACACAACTAGCAAAACATAAGCAGTATCCCACCTAACCCAAAGATGATTTCTTGTTTACCATGCGCCATGAGTTGGCCTACCATTTGATAGGCTGAATACGTATTGGAAAGATTCTACATTCCATCATGTTAATGATTCCGTCTCAGAGCTATGTACTCTGATCCTACCCGCGTAATATGGGCACAACCCTAAGCGAGGTTCTGGTTTTCAAATTGTTCCGGACTGAGACCGCCACAGGCACTGTGACGACGCTACCGATTGTAATCACACTCACTATAATTAAACACTGCTGTCCGCATTATTTCCCGGCTGACAAAGTCCTCTCCGTGGATACATTCCACCTTCAGCGTATGGAAGAAGCTTTCCGCACAGGCATTGTCGTAACAACAACCTCTGGCGCTCATACTTCCCCGCAGATTATGGCGTTTCAGTAAGCTCTGATAATCCGTTGAACAGTACTGACCGCCTCTGTCTGTATGCACGATGACATTTTCCGGACATTTACGCCGCCACAGCGCCATCTGTAACGCATCGCAGGCAAGCTGTGCTGTCATCCGCGAAGACATCGACCAGCCAATGACTGACCGCGACCACAGATCGATAACCACGGCCAGATAAAGCCAGCCTTCACCAGTGCGAAGATACGTGATGTCACCCACCCACTTCTGATTCGG